GCGAGCAAGTAATCATCTAATTCAGTTTAATCCTGACGCTGAGGCCGATGTGGTTTCTGTGCGAGATAGTGTGTTTGAGCCAGTGACAGTCTCTACCGATCGTCCAGTCCTAGAGGTATTGAGGCTCATGGAGGATCTATATCAGCCACAGGAGATAGCGATTCTTTGCAGAACAAACCGAACGGTAGAGTATTTGGCTCGTGAGTTAGCAGAGACTAATGTGCCATGCAACGCAGTCAAGCCAGTGCAAGGTAAGGTAGCATTTCTGGCTATGGCCGCGATGTTTGGCATGAACAGGGATAATGTCATTCATCAGATTCTGTTCAAGGAAGCTGCTCGTCAAATATCGATCCATCTAACAGGGAATGAGCCAGAGGACATCCTGGCTTCTCTAGTGACCAACAGGAATGGGGTGTCGATTGTGAAATTTATTAGCTCGTGTAGCAATACAGAGTTAGTGTTTGCTGAGGCGCTTGAGGAAGTGAAGGATGTGCCAGAGCTTCGTTCAAGTGTAGTTGAGGTCAAGAAGAGCGTGGGTGGTTACTTCGTGCGTGATGCGGTTGAGAAGCTGGTTTCGCCTGCGGAGGTTGAGTCAAGCAAGGATGCGGTCACTGTATCTACGATCCATCAGGCGAAGGGTCTAGAGTGGCCAGTGGTGATCATAGCTGACCTTAAGGAGGGAGTTTTTCCAAGCAAGAAATCCATTCGCTCTGAGGAGGGAATAATTGAGGAGAGGCGATTGATGTACGTGGCAATGACACGAGCCAAGGATCGTCTTGTTTTGTGTGTCGATCCAGTCGTCCCAAGTCAATTTGTTTTCACAAAGGAGTTCTATGATGCTGAAGAGATTCAGGGGTTGGGGCCGCAGACAATCGCAGAATCAGGATGGTAGTGAGCGCAGGAGATTCAGGCCATTCAAGAGGATCCGTCAGGCGATTTTCAATCTCTACGAAAAGCTTAGCGGTTTTCTGCCGTCTTGGGCAATGAAGTTCTTGATGCAAGGGTTGTTGATATTTCTAGGTGCTCCGTGGTGGGTGTGGCCTATTATCGCACTGGCTGCGTTCTTGCTGTTCGGAGGGGCTTGGTAATGCGTGAGAAAGAAGTAGATGACTGTATCAGCATAACGTGCTTGTGTATGGCTGTTTCAATGTTCCTGGGTGCTGCTCTGGTAGACAGTTGTAGCATGAAGGACGAGACGATTTGGAAGCAGGCTGTTGAGCGAGGATATGCAGAAGAGGTGGAGACGAGTTCTGGCAAGAGCTACCTATGGAAGGAACAAGTGGATGAACAGGCTATTGGTCGTTGATGATGAGTTCAGGAATTTACTAGAGGCTCATAGTGCTGAAGAGCTAGATCAGTTACGCAAGAACATTGTTCGCGATGGCCGAGTGATCGATCCGATTGTTGTATGGGAGGGTGAGGATATAGTCGTGGACGGTATGACTCGCTACGAGATTGCGTTAGCCGAGAACGTACCTTTTACTACGATCGACATTCCTTTTGAGAATCGTCAGCAGGTTAAGGATTGGATCTTCGCTCATCAGTTCGGTCGGCGTAATGGAGATGGTATTAGTCGGGCTCGGTGGAGGGCTATGCTTGTCGAAGCCAAGGCGAGCAAGATTAGTAATGTTCGTGGGTTAAAGACTGCAATTGTAGATTCAGTCGCTAAAGCAACGGGTGTTTCGGCTCGCCAGATCTGGTCGGATTTAGCAGTGACGGAAGTGCTTGATTCCTTAACTCCGCAGGCTAAGCGGAACATTGTTCATGGTCACATTGCAGCTACCCCAGAATCTATTCTGTCGATCAAGGACTTGCCTGAGTCGCAGAAATCTCAGGTGTGTGATGTGCTAGAGAATTTGCCAACGAACGTAGGCGAGGATCTAGTATTCCGTTCTGTGGAGGAAGTTGTTCAGGCAGTTGCTGAGCACCAGTCGGGCCAACCGGAAAAGCCTGAGCAGAAAAACAAACGTCTTGAGCAAGAGATAGCCAAGATTGAGAGGTTTATTGCTGAGCTTCCTGCTCGCATCGACTCGGTTGCCGAAGGTAAAAAGCTAAAGCGATCTCCATGGAAAGAGAGAGTGCAGGTGGCCTTTGCTTCGTTCGTCACGATATGGAGAGAACAATGCAAGAAGCCTTAATGCCATTCTTCTCAAGGACTCCTTGGCTTCATCAGATCAATGGTGTAGTGCAGGTAGTGGAGGCTTTGAGATCGACGAATGCCGTAACGCTATGTAGTGCTACGGGTGGAGGTAAGTCAGACATGATGTGGGCACTAGCTCAGTATTATCAGAGCCAGGGAGCTAAGTGTTTGATCCTGACTAACCGCAAGATGCTCACGCATCAAACGATGCTTAACGCTCAAGCTAAAGGTATAGGCTTTGGTGTGCGAGCAGCATCACTGGCTGAGCATTTTGATTCGACGCAGGATATACAGATTAGTTCCATTCAGACGGAGATCTCAAGAACCATTAACAGTAATCGCTGGGAACCGTTTGACGCTGACTATGTGTTTGTGGATGAGGGGCACTTGCAAGCCAGTGGTGAGAGCGAAAAGTTCTTAAGGTCTTACCTGCATCGCAATCGAAAGATCGTCGGCTTGTCGGCAACTCCTGTGGGTATGAGTCACTTGTACCCGAAGCTGGTTGTGTCAGGTAAACCTTCAGAATGCTTGGCTGCTGGTGCTCACGTAAGGGCTGTGATTAAGGCTCCGTTTGAATTTGACTTGTCGAAGGTTAAGCGAGTCAAGACGGGCGAGTACAGTATCGGTGACATCAGAAAACATGTGTGGAGTCAGCAGATTGTTGGTCGTGTGATTGAAGAGTGGTTTACCGAGAATCCAGACAAAAGGCCAACGCTTGTGTTCGCACCCTGCGTAGAGTCATCGATTGGATTGACGCTGGACTTCATGCGGCAGGGCGTAAAGGCTGCTCATATTGATGCCAATAAAGTGCAGATCAACGATCAGGTGTACACGGACACAGATGGCAAGATTCGACAAGAGGTACTGGAGGCGTGGAAAGCTGGTGACATCAAGGTGATATGCAATCGCTTTGTCCTCAGGGAGGGCATCGACTTGCCACAGATGTATCACTTAGTTCTTGCCTGTCCCATGGGATCGATCAAGACGTACTTGCAATCGACGGGTAGGGTTATTCGCTATTCGGCAGAGACACCTGACCACGTTCTAATTACGGATCATGCTGGCTCCTATTACAAATTCGGTGGCGGGCCTAATCGGGACCGTAACTGGGAGGAGATGTACTATCAGACTGAGGAGCAGATTGAGAAGAAGATACGCGAGCAAGCGGAAAAAAATCCTGACCAAGATCCAATTGTGTGTCCGCACTGTGGAACTGTGCGTCACGGCAATATGCCTGCTTGCCCTGCTCCTCCGGTTGGATGCGGTAGAGAGTCTCGCGGTAGAAGCAAGATGATTGTGCAGCAGAACGGTGAACTGCGTCGGGTGACGGGACCAAACTTTCGTCCACCTCGTACTCGTCCAAGATCCAGTGCTGACCAGCAGAGGTGGGACAATCTTTACTTCAGAACACGAAACTCTACAAGTCCTCGTGCCATGAACTTTAATCAACTCAAAGCCTTATTCTATCGCACCTATGGCTACTACCCTCCAGGTGATTTGCTAAGGATGCCACGAGATGAATCAACTTGGAGTCGCAAGGTAAATCAAACGGAAGCAGCAGCACTTAGGAGTACAGGTAATGGCTAGTAGTATAACGGAGTGGCAGGCCGAACAGATCAAAGATTTTCGGCAGATGCTTTTAGAGTGTGAGAACATCCCGCAGCTTGTGTCAGTGGCAAGAAACCTTGTGCACTTTGTTAGTCAAGCTTGGTATTTGAGAGGTTGCTTGCCAGCGTATAACAAACGATTGGCTGACTTCCTTGAGGGCCGAAAGGAGAGGATCGTGGTGGTGATTGACTTCAAGGCTATCTGCCATTTAGCGTATCATCGCGCCAAGGATACCAGTCCAGCATCTGAGTTCGCTGACATCATTTCAAGAATTAAGATGGCTTTCTCAATGAGTTCGCTCTTCCTGTTTGCTGATGAGATGGAGGAAGAAAGCTGGAGGTATGCTAAAGACTCACGTTGGAAAAGCAGTCGGCTCGACATCACTAGCGGCTTTTTGTCTTTTGTTGCTAGTGCTAGGGAGGCACTTGATAAGCGTGGCGTGAAACGATATATGTTTCCAACGTATGACGCAGACGACGTATTGGCCTCACTATCCACCTCGTATGCACTTGCTGGCGATAAGTGTGTAATGGTTTGCCAAGACAAGGATTTGTATCAGTGTCTCGGACCCAAAGTGAACATGTACTGGAAGGGACAGTTCTTCAATCGCGAGTCGTTGTTTAAGAATTACGCCTGCGAACCTAAGCAGTGGGTGGATTGGCTGGCTATGGTTGGTCGCAATGACATCCCTGGTGCGTCAGGTGTTGGAGAGAAGACAGCCAGTAAGTTACTGATTACTTTCGGAAGCTATATCAACTGCCTCAATGCCATCGATCAAGTAAAGAATCAGTTTTCCGAGAAGGTGGCTGCGGGACTGATGGAGTTTGAGAAAGCATACTTCGACACACATCGCCTTCATAGATTGAATCAAACCTTAGATGTTGAGGTGCTGGTATGAACGATTTCTCATTTAGGGATGGTCCTTTCATTTTTACTGATAGCAGGATGTACTGCTCGGCTCCGCCTAGCCTAGATCAGCTTGAAGAAACACTAAGCAGACTGGCTTGGATGCAAAGACACATTTACTGGTGGATTGGTGATGCGATCCTACAAGGAGAAAAACTGTTTGGTGATGATGCATATCAGGCAGTAGATCCAAGCTTTAGTCCTGATTTGCTTCATCGGTGTGTAGCGATGGCTGCTAAGTATCCACCAGAGCATCGCAATGCCAGCCTATCGTGGTCTCACCACCTAGCTGCTGCGAAATTGAGTCCGAGGTTGCGGGTTGTGGCACTAAGAAAAGCGGAGGCTGAAGGATGGAACAGTCAGGACTTTCAGGGCTACCTGAAAAACGTATGGGCGAAAAAGGAGATGCTGGAGCAATACGCGACATCTCAGGAAGAAGATTCTGCTGGATCTCAGGATTGACCAAGGGTACTCGTCCAGCCAACTGGTATGGCGATTGGTGGCTGCAAGTGGCTCACTTGAGTAGCGGTTCAGGTGCGATGCATCGCGTCAATGATCGTCGGGCTGTGGTGCTGCTGTGTCCGCTAGTGCACGAGTGCCATGTGAACGATTCAGAGAGGATCGCAGAGAAGAAGATTGGCGGCAGATCGTATCCTACGATTGATGCCTCCCACCTGCTGTGGATCAAACAGATCATGGATCCTGGCTTCTACGATCCGGAGTTCTATAGTCGTATTTGGACGGGCTCACCTCCTGATCCGAAGCGACCACCAGCGTACTGGATGAATATGTTATTCGAGAATACAGGATTGTCATTATGAACAAGGATGGCGTGTCGTACATTCTGGAGAAGCTAGCGGAGGAGTTTCCTACGAAGTCGGACTTGTCAGAGTGTTATCAGGAGGTGGCTGATTATTTGAGAGGTTTAGATTTACCTCAGAAAGATGTGGAAAGAGTTTTACGTTTACTACGCAAAAAATGTGTGGTGTTTATTAGTGTTTCTGATGCTTTGAGAAAGTGGAGCTTGATAAATGGCTAGTGCGTTTGCGACTGTTCATGGTTATTTGAGCGATGCGCCAAGTGTGAATACTACAAAAAACGGAACTAAGGTAGCCAGAATCCGTTTGGGCTGGAGCAAGAAAATGGGAGAGGAGACTAAGTGGAGCAACATTAATGTCGTTCTCTGGGGGAAGTTAGCCGAGACAGCGGAACAATACTTGGAGAAGGGGAGTCTTGTCACTGTCAACGGAGAACTGGAGACGAACTCATGGGAGAAGGATGGAGAGAAGAGATCCAACTTGGAGCTTCACGCAAGCCAGCTAAAGCTGGAAGGAAAGCCCAAGGGCAATGGTGAAAAACAAGAGCGACCTACGCCGAGCAGCAAGCCAGCAGGCAAACCAGCAAGTAAGCCCGCAGTCAAATCCGAAGACGACTTCCCATCAGACGATGGATTTGGCGACATTCCGTTTTAAGATTGAGACTACAGATCGGGTAGAGGTGACAGACCATGCACTGCGTCGGTATTGGCTCAGGATTGATCCGATACCGGACAGGCATGGAGTTCAAGAGAGAATACGTAGTGAGATGCAACGCGGCTTCTGGCTGAGGCGCTGGCGCATGCAGGATGGTGTGCCAGTGCTTCATTGCCGTTGCAGCGGATTGATCGCAGTTGTTGCTCCCCAGGAGAATTGCTGGCTGGTCATTACTGTTATGGAGGGCAAAAGAAATGGGAGCGATCGACGGAACCGATGACATCAAGCAGGCCACAAGGGTGCTTCAGCTTTGCTACCCAAAGATCATCGTCGCACATGAGGTGCAAGAAGCGGTCGACGGCAGCAGCATCGTCCAGGTGATCAAGAACGGAAAGAGGATCGTAGGTGTCATGATCGCTGAACGCGACATGCACGAAATCTACATTCGTCGCCTTGCAGTTCTGGATGAGTACAGGCTTAAGGGCTACGCTCGTGGCATGATTAATAGTTTGCTGAGGCAAGATCATGTCAAGCTGCTTACCCTCTCTGTTCCTGGCTGGGAGCCAGCGTCTGTTGCGTTTGCTCATCGCTGTGGATTCCATGTGTTCGGGATAGACGCCGACAACGAAGGATTCCAAGTTTGGCGATTAAGTTCGCGTGCAAACGCTAGCTCTAGGAACAGGATTGAGCAGTACTTTTCTAAGCGTCTTAGTCGAAAAGGCGATTTTGGGCGTCGGTATTGAGGTCGTCGAATAGCTTGCCGATTCGGGAGCCAGAGACGCAGCAATCGATAGGTATGTCGCGTCGAGACAGTTCACGAAAGACTTCGCGTTTAATAGCGTGTAGGGCCAGCATGACACTGCTGGCTTCTACCACTCGGCCCATCCTTCCAGATCGCAGGTTGTTCAGTGTCTCCTCGGCTGCAATTTCCTCCGCTGTCTTGCCTTCTTGTCTTTTTGCAACAATCCACCTTGACCTTGGCTCCATCTCCGCTAGTATTGAAGTCACTACTCCAGCAAGTTCGTCTACTTCGCTGTGGTACTCGTCCTCGTAGATGTTGCTTTCTTTGTTTTCGGCTAACACTGCTTTTACATTGTCTTCGTCAATGAGAAAAGAATTTGTTTCCGAAGAGTAGGCCATTGGTATTCGTTTGCCGAAGGTGCTACTTGTCTTCACCACGTAGTCAGAACACTTCCTTGGGATGACGCGAGAGAAGAACGATGAAAGTCTTCCCTTGGCAGGATCAAAATTCTTTATTGCTAAATAGGCTTGGCACATTGCTTCGTTGAATAGTTCGTCCGTGTTGACTTGAGGAGGCTTGGGGTGATTATGGCAGAGGGTCCAGATCCAGTGTGCCTGAGAGCACAACAGTATTTCGATTGCTTTTTTATCGCCGCTCTTTGCTTGTTCGTAGTATTGGCTTTCTTCCAGAGGGGTTAATCTCTTGGCTTCACGACCTGCTAAAAAATCTGCGACAGGATCTACTTTCTTCACAGAACGACCTCCTTGCGTTGTTGCGTATTGCCGAATCTCTGAGTCTGGGAGTGTACGAACATCTCTGAGCCCAGAAACACAGGCAGATAGATGTGTACAGTATAAACATTCTAAGCTCGCAGGTGTACCTTGGTCAACCGATAGGTATCCAGAATCCGCACCTCCTGGCTTTTTTATTGACGCGGGAGTAAGTGCTTATGATAAGAATCATCTAAGTAAGCGCCCCGCTGGCTCCAAGTTGCTTGAGAGCTTACGGCCAGGAGATCATGTTCTCGTTTGGTCGGTGGACAGAATGTTCCGCAACGTAGGTGACTTTGGTACTACGATCGATCTGTTTCGTCGCAAAGGCATTCTTGTTCACTTTATCAACGACGACATTGATTTGAGTAGTCCTAGTGGACAATTGAAGGCGGCCCTACTGGCTGTGCTTGCAGAGCACTTCTCGCGCATGCTTGGCTTCCGAGTGAGGGAAGCTGCGGCGATTAAGCGACTAAAGGCAGGTAAGGGCATCAAGTCGGCACGTAGCACACCCAAGTCTATTAGGATGGAGGAGGTGTCTAAGATCAGGGAGGGTGATCTGCCAAGCAAGATACTATCTCCATACGCAAAGCCAAAGAAGCAGGTTCAATCGCTCAAGCGTGTTTGGGGTTACATTCGCGTTTCATCAGATGGTCAGCTAGAGAGTGGCTTGGGTTTAGCCAATCAACGGATGAGAGTTGAGGAGGAGTTAGCCAAGTACTCTGAGAGCGAGTGCATGGGGGTTGTGGCTGACGAGGCGGTGTCTGCGTTTAAGGTTCCCTTCGATCAGCGCCCAGGTGGCAGTAGATTCTTGAAGGAAGCAAAGCCAGGAGATTGTTTAGTTGTTTACCGTGGAGACCGTATCTTTCGTTCGCTCAAGGACATGGCCAATACAGTGGCTATGTTGAGGAAGAAGGGTTTAACGCTAAGGCTGATAGAAGAGAACATCTCTACCGACAGCACTGACTCAGACTGGTACCTAAGTCTGGTTACAATGTTTGCGGAACTAGAAAGCAAAATCAAGTCAGCAAGGGTTGTGGAGTGCTTCTCGCGTATGAAGCGTGAAGGTCTCTGCTACACTGAGCCTCATCGATTCATGCTCTACAAAGGTGTTAAGTGTGGCAATCAAAGCAGGTACATCGTTGACTGGGCAAGGGCGGCTAGGTTTCAAATGGCGATGACTGTACGACGAGAGTACGGGTTCAAGGGCACGCACTCCTGTGCTATCGTCAATGCAATCACTGCTCAGCAAAAGGGCATTAAGCCAGCGGTGTATGCGATCAAGGGAAGATTGAGTCGCAAGGATGTGAGGACCAAAAGGGTCAAGCCAAAGTATACGCCTTTATTTAATCGTCAGGTCACTTCGGTCGAAAACATCTGGCCTCAGTTCTTGGACTCAATCGGTGCCGTGGGAGCCAAGCGATTGAATAAGATAGCCAGAGATCAGTTGGCAACAAACATCTCGCAACTCAGCCTCGCTTTCCTGAAGCGGTCTGGGGTACCTATGGATCGACTCACACGGTACTTCGTTGTTTGTGGTGTCGACGCCAGAGTTCCTCTCGACAGTATGCCGAGTGACAATCTTTTGGCTACGGCTCAAGATCTTTAGGGATTCCATTGCTACGGTGACAGTCGCCGGTATCCTTACTTCATCTTGCTCTGCTCGAAGTGTTTCGACTTGCGTAGTAAGCTCAGTGATTCCCTGAGTCAGTGCGTCTAATCCTTGGATTATGTAATCTTCGTTAGCACTCATTTAGTTTCCTTAGAAATCTATAGTACGCTTCCATCGAAGTTCTCATGCCGCCTGGGGTTTTAATAACTTCCAGTTGCACTGTCTTGCCTCCAACACTCTCTCGGCCAACACGTACCAACTCGTAGATGTTGTTGTACGTTCTCTGTAGCCTCTGACCTAACTCCTTGAGTGTTACAAGCTCTTCAGTTCTGGGGTCAATCATTCCGACTACCTGCTCCACTTTTTTATCCTCCTCTTCCAATTATTGTTCTGCTCTCACCAGTATTACCTTTGAGAGCCAATTATTTCTTGTGGCAGTTGGAAAGATATGCGGAGACCCCCTTCCACCCCACCCCAAGGAAATGACATGGCTGATAGCGAATTGACCAAGATGATTCAGGAGAGATTAGCGGAGCGTGCCGCTAATCGTGATGGAGCAACTGCACCTGAGGCTGAGTCAGTCGAATCAGAAAGTGCAACTCCAGAGGCTGTTGAGCAGCAGGTCGAGTCGGCGGTAGAGCAGCAGCCTGAAGCCAAGGCACCAGAAGCTGGCTCCGAACCCGCACCTGTAGCCGAAGTCTCTCCGCTAAAGCAAGCATTAGCTAAAGTTAATATCGCTGCCGACCAGTATTCTGAGGATGAGATTCAGAAGCAACTGGTTAATGTTTTTGCTGAGCGTGATGAGCAGCGACGAAGAATGGCTGAGTTACAGGCTCAGGTTGAAGCTCTTAGTCAGCAGCAGCCGGTTCAGCAACAGATTGCAGAGCCAGTCAAGCCTGAGACTAACGAACAAAAGCTACGTCGCTGGCAAAAGGTTGAGATCGACCAGAATCTAACCAAGTATTGCGAGTTCGACGACAAGACCTCGAAGTTTTTGCCTGATCCTAAGTATGGGATCGATGGACAGAAAGCCGCTCAGCAGCTTAATGAGGCCGTCACTGAGCAGCAGAGACGCAGCCAGCTTATGGTCAATGATCCAGTGACTGCAATGCAGGAAGCTGGGTTGCTAGAGGAAATTGAAAACAAAATCGAAAGCCGCATTAAAGCTTACCACACCCAGCTAGCTGCGAATCTAGCTGAGAAGCAAAAGCAGGTGCAGGCTTATAGATACCAGCAGCAAGAAGAGAACGAGTTCCAGAAGTTCTACACCGACCACAAAAACGAATTCTTCCGAGTCAGTAATGATGGCAATGTCATGGTTGGCTTGGATGGAAAAGAAATTCCTACAGAGCGTGGGCTGCTTTACAGCAACAAGGTTCGAGAGATCTGCAACGAACTTGGTGTGGATCAGCCAGACCTACGTATCTGGAAGTTGGCGTACAGGATGCTTCCCCCAGTAGAGCCTGCCAAAAACCAAGAAGAGTTGGCGGCAGAAAAGAAGCAACAGGTTGAAGCAAAGAAGAATCAGTTTGTAGAGCAGGCCAGGAAGAAGCCTGACGCACGAAAGGTGCAAGTGAGCAATGCTTTTGTGCAGCCGGTAGAAACGCCGGTGAATCGTAAGATGTCATTTCGAGAAATGTTAGAGCGTGATCCAGACAACGCTGAGATTCTGGGCGCGAACTACAGGGGAAACTAACGAGACAAGGAGTAGTCAATGTCTGAGGCAATTTTAGCCATTCGGAACACAGCACCTAAGTACCTAAAAGGTGCATCCGATCAAACGGTACGCAACCGTTTCTGGTTGGCCTTGCTGCAAAGCGAAGGTCGCATTCTTTACAACCAGAGCGGAACGTCGACGACCTGGACTGTGCGAGCACGACAGCCAGCCGCTCGAACCCATTCCAGTGGTGTTGGTGTGATCTACGAACATCACCAAGCATTCGAGCAGTTGACTGTACCAGTCGCTGGCTTGATTGGAACTCAAGCACTGGATCTCAAAATTCAGATGATGAACAAGGGTCCGTTGGCGATCGTCGATCTTTATGCTGATGCGATGGACTCGGTTCTCGCTTCGGTAGGCAATCGATTGTCGGCTGAGTTGTTCTTGCGAAACACTGGCAACGATGACCAGATCGTGGGTATCGATACCCCGATGGTTCCAGACGGATCGGTTTCGGTTAACGACCGCGTAGCACTGCCTTCTAGCTCTGCCTCTTACGGTGGCAAGTTGGTTCGCCCAGGCTCCTACGGTGGAACATGGTCAAACAACTTGGCTGCTGCTAATCGTCCTTCGGGCTTGCTCACCACTGACTGGCCTCTTGGATCTGGCACAGCCGATTACGATTTCGTGAGTCCCAAGCTCATCAATTACGCATGTCCTCAGTGGGGCACTGGTGGTAACACTTGGGCCGATAACTGCGAGCATGTGATTCGTCGTGGTCGTAGCTGGATTCGTCACTTGTCTGGTGGCAGCAAGATCCCAACCTTGCACATGCTAAGCCAGGAATTGTTCGACGAGTTCCAAGATCGCTTGGTCGTTCGCGAGCGATTGCAGGTTAGCGATTACGCTGGCAAGCTTGGCTTTGCAGAAGATGTGATCAACTACAACGGTGCAATGATTAAGAGTGAGTTCGATTGTCCAGCGGGCACTGGCTATGCAGTGAACCTAGATGAAATGAGCTTGTTCAGCTTGCACGATCAGTTGTTCTACTTGGTTGGTCCAGAGTTCAACAACACCGCAATGGCCCATGAAGTGGCTATTGGTTTCTTTGGGAATTTAAGGTTCAATCCAAAACATATTGCCAAGTACGGTGCTTTCGGTTCTTAATCGTTAGTTCCGTCGTCGTAACAAAACAAACCTAACAGGGAGAAAAATAAAGTGGGTGCAGTTCAAACGAATATGTATCGGCTAGGCGAAAAGGCTGTAGCCGGTGAACTAGAGTCTTTGCTTGGGACAGTTCGAGAGTTCACTGATGTGAATTACTCTGCGATTGATTCGCAACGCAAACTCTTGTCAGGTCGCCGCATCAAAGCGATGTGGGTTAAGAATGACTCCGGTGGAGCGCTCAATCCTAATGAGTGCTTAACCTGGAAAAGTGGATTGGCTGGAACTTACGTTGGTGGTGTTACCGGCGCTGCTGGTACTGGAGTTGGTGCAGTTGATCCTTATGTGACATCTGTGGCTAACGGCGAGCACTTTTGGATGCTCATTGAAGGTCCAGGCAAGGCTCGTTCTGCCGGTTCTATTTCGGCTAACGCTATTCTGATTCCTGCCGCTACTGGTGAAGTCACGACTGTGACCAACGACGCGGCTGGCTCCTTGAGTGCGTGTGGTCGTGCAGTGACCGCAGCAACGGCAGCAGATCAAACCATTGATGTGGTCTGGAAGTTCCCAGGCTACTAATCGTTTATGTGACCATGGAAACGGCCAGTGGGTGGCAGGGATGCTGCTCACTGGCTTCTGTTGGCACTAAGTAAAAAACAAGAGGTGATGTTGTGGATAAAGTTAAGGGCGTGACACCTAAGGGTGAAGTAATTAATCAGCCTAAGTATACGGCTAATGCCAAAGCTTACGGCTCAGAGCCAATCATTCAGAACGTCGTCCCTGAAACCTCGGCCCTTCAGAAGGAGCCAGTGGTGGGCGACATGTGGAAGAGCATGGTCTCTCCAATCAAGTTAAATAAATAACCCCGAATGTTTTATGTTCTGGGGGGTGGCTGGTGCCGCTGGGGTAGGGGCTGGTGAGTAATTACTTACTGGCCCCGCTTCGTTGAGGAACAGTATGTCACTAAACCTTAGAGTCACTAATCAGGCAAGTCATTGCAATCAATGTCGTCAAGTATTTCCTAATCGCATGCTTTCCGGTGGGTACTGTGGCGATTGCAGAGAAGTTAGGCGAGAGCAAATACACAGAGAGTTGCTGATGAGCGATACGCGTCAAACAGCCCAGTTTTCAAGAGAGTTGCTGTCTCGAATCAAGAAGGCTGGATCAGATCAGCAGGTTCTTGATCAGGTATTCTCCAAGTTTACTGATCTAGTGGGTGGTGCTGATGGATTGGCTGTCAAGCTCAAGGAGGACTTTGATAAAGTCCGTGGTGAGAATCTGACGCAAAAAGAACAATTGATGTTTGAGCGAAAGGATTCGGTAATCGTCAAGTATTGGCAGATGATATTGAGCCTGCAAGAGAAACTTGATGATCGCAATAACGTGGATGCGTCAGGTCTTACGGACGATGACCTGAAAGCAACCTTAGCACAACTTGCGGCTCGTATGATGCAGGATGATCCTAACTTTCGCATTCAGGTCATCAATAGCGTTGCGATGCAGAGTGAGCCTATCGACGTAGAAGTTACTCCAGCGATAGCAGAAGAGTCTCCTACTTGGGAATACAATCCAGATGACGAATCTGAATCTGAGTAATCGCGAAGCTGCTGCTCTGGTGGAAATGGCTCGGCGCCGAACCACCGCTCTTGATCTGTTTCGTGCTCAGTCTCATCAAGATCCCATATTTCAGTCCAACGCCAGAGAGTTGTTGGTTCGTGGTGGTGTGCGTTCTGGTAAGAGTACCTCACTGGCTGTTCTCACCGGAGCTATTGCTACAGATGGTTACGTTCATTTGTCAGATGGCACCAGGGTGAGAGCGCGTCGTCCTCACCAGTTAGGCAGGCCGCTTACGATATGGATCATTGGCTACGATCAGCGTCATATTGGAGAGACAGTTCATAGGCTTTTGTTTAAGCCAGGATTGTTCAAGATGATACGTGATCGCTCGACGGGTCAATTGAGATCTTACAATCAAGCCGACCCTGACGATGCAGCTAGATCGGGTGAAGTTTATCCTAGCTATCCAGTGATACCCAATCGATTCGTAAAGCCAGGATCTTGGGACTGGGAGAACAAAGGTAACAACGAGTTCAAGAAGGTTGTCATCTGGGATCCAGTGACTAAAGAAACGCTGGCTGACATCTATGCCTACTCATCCAAGGCAGAGCCTAAGCAGGGCGACCCAGTGGATGTGATTTGGATAGACGAGGCGATCAAATATCCAAAGCACTATCAAGAGTGGCAATCGCGTCTAGCTGACAGGCGAGGAAGGCTGTTCTGGTCTAGCTGGCCTAGAGCCAATAATGAGGCTCTGCGTGCTTTGACTGAACGAGCTAAGCTGCAAGATGCCGACGATCCAGATCCGATGGCTGGTGAAGTGATTCTGACAACTAGCGCAAATAGCCAGCTTGATCCTGCTGGTAAGAGAGAGCTTCTTGAGGGCTTTACCGACGAAGAAAAGTCATCTAGAGATCGTGGCGAATACTCTATTGAACAACTCAAGATGTATCCGCTATTTGACAGGAGCTTTCATTCTGCCTGCTATCCTGAGGGAGTTGAGGACAAGATTTCCGAAACGCTAAGGCGGAACAATTGGGTGCCTCCAATTGACTGGACAAGAGAGATGATTCTTGATCCAGGCACGAGAAAGCCAGCGGTACTTTTTTGTGCCATACCGCCGCCGAGTTTCGGTGAGTATTACGTTGTTTACGATGAATTGTATCCAGGTCGAGCAGACGCTGACACACTGGCTCCGATGATTAAGAGCAAGATACAAGGCTATCCGATCTATCGATTCATTATCGACCAGCGTGCAGGTAAGCAAACGACGATGGGCTTTGCGTTATCAGTTGCTGACAACTACTCGCGAACATTCAAAGAACACAACATCCACAGCATCTTGACGGGGCATCACTTTATGTGGGGTTCGCCCAATGTGGAGTCTCGCATCATGCGATTGCAGTCGTGGATGCATGTGAACAATAAAGCTGGCTCCTTTCCGTATCTTCGGATTGTAACTCACAAGTGTCCGAATCTCTGTAAGCAATTAGAGGACTACATCAAAGAGGAGCGATTGGATAACGAGGTTGGTGATCGACCTGCGAAGTATCAGACGATCGACTTAGCTGTGGCGGCGGAATACTGGTGTGCCAGTTTTCCAAAGTGGTTTCCAGTTGCAGGGAAGAATATAGGGGGAGGATCCCCCGCGTTTCAATTGTTTCAGCAGTTGCAAGCGTCTTCATCGTCTCGCAAGAAGCCAGATGATAATTCGGTTTTGCTTGGCACTGCGCTTACCCCCTACAAGGTTTGAACATGTCGCTCAACAAAAATTTTGATGGATTGGCTCCGGTTGGTTTGCCAATTCTGTGGTGTCCTCCACATGCTCCCGATGATGTCGTCCCAGGGATCGTGTCGGATTCGTTTCACAATGGCGTAGTGTCAATCAATACATTTCCAACGTCCAAGAGGAGTGGTGGTGGCTTAGTGACTAGCGTGCCGCACTTAAGTGATGCAAGGCTGTTCGTTGATGGCAAGCCCACTGAATTGGCGAAGCGAACTGGTTGGTGGATGTTCCCCAAGTGGTATGAGGATCTGGTTGAGGTTCGTGGTGTCCCTGATCGCAAGTCTGGTAAGGTCAAGGAAGCTAACTAATGCTTGAGATTCGGGGTAGGCTTGAACGACTGGTGAGTGTTTGGTTGACGAGGATTGAGCAAGCTCGTAAAGCGAGAGAGCCCTTTCGTCAGACCGCTGACATTTGCCGGAACTTCTATCAGGGTACGTGCGGCTTTATGTGGGACGATACGTTCCGCAATAAGTTCTTTAGTAACCTGCCAGCCCCTCAGTTCAAAATGACGATAGCAAAAGCTTTTGAACTTGTCAGCGTGTTTGGTCCTTCACTCTATTGGGACTATCCTGGTATCTCTGCTCGCCCTTACGCTCGTCTAGACATTGAGCCCGATGTCATGGGTGATCCTGCCGATCCTGCCACGGCACAGAGGTACCAGGATTTTTTACAGCGATATGAAAGTAATCGCAGGCGAAATAAGACTCGTTGTTCACTCATGGAGCAATACCTGTCTTATGCTCAACGTGAGCAGCCTAATGGTGGGTTGATTGCTGAAAGCCAGCTTGCGATTACAGAGGCTTTGATTACTGGGCGAGGTTGCCTGTGGACGGAGAAGTATCAGTTCCCAGGTAGCGAGCGAGTGCTGACTAGATCGGTGTTCGATTCTTGCTTGCGTCTGTTTATTGACCCTCAGTGTACTAAGCCAAACTTGAGTGATTGCGGCTGGATTGGCAGACAGCACATTGAGAATTACTGGGATGTTGAGCGAAGATTTGATCTACCTGCTGGCTCTCTTAGTCGTTACGCACGTAATGTTGGCGTGGCTGGTGCAGACGCTAATGAGGTATCTGAGAGTGGCAGGGATGAATATCATCCGATCAAGAACAGTGCCTACGCAACGTCTAATAAGATTATCTGGTATGAGATCTACTCTAAGGTAGGTGTGGGTACTCGCCTAGATGATTTTGATTCGACTCTACATGAAGCGTTCGAGCAGACTGTTGGCGACTTCGCTTACTTGGCTGTGGCTAAAGGTGTACCCTTTCCGCTTAACTTTCCGCCAAGTACCGCAGAGCTTGGCGACGATGAGATACGTAGGGCATTGGATTGGCCTGTTCCGATCTACAGAGATGGTCGCTGGCCTGTGTCACTGCTGGACTTCTATGAGGCTTCTAGTGGCCCTTGGCCTCTGGCTCCGATTGGCATGGGGCTAGGTGAGTTGATTTTCTTGAATGTGATGATGTCATGCTTGTGTGATCGTGTCTATCAGAACTCAAGAAACATTTGGGCTGTGCTCAAGGAAGCTGGCGATGATGTTATTGGAAAGCTAAAGAGCAATGAGTTCAACATTATCGTTGAGCTAAATGGCATGGCTCACCAGAATATCAATGAGCTAGTTACGATGCTTCAGTCGCCTGCCATCAATTACGATGTGATACGTATGCTTGAGTACGTGTCGATGTCCTTCGATAAGCGGACGGGTCTAACTGAAGCTTTGTATGGGATGAATGTCGGCGGCAAGGTTGCTCGTACTGCGGCGGACATCAACTTCAAAGAGGCTGCTACGTCGATACGTCCTGACTGGATGAGTCGAAAGGTGGAGGCGTGGCAAACCAATAGGGCTAATGTTGAGCGTATCTACGCTGGCTGGAATGTACGTGGGCAAGATTTGGTTCCTTTGTTTGGCCCAGAGGGTGCACAGCTTTGGGATGAGTTGATTGCCAACGAAGATCCAGAGATCTATGTTCGAGAGATGGCTATGACGATCGAAGCCAATTCGATACGCAAGCCAAACAAGTTCCGTGACAATGAGAACCTGACTCGCATTGCTCAGTATCTTCTGCCGCAGCTTAATCAGATTGCAATGGCAGGTAATCCAGAGCCTCTTAATGCGTTCATTAAGTCAATTGGCGATGCGATGGAGCAGGATGTGACCGATTGGTTAATTCCTGCTATGCAGCCTCAGATGCCTCCTCAGCAAGGGCAGATGCCACCTCCTGAGCAAATGCCACCTCCTGAACAGCAGATTCCTCCGCAGGAAGAAATGCCTCCAGAGGCTATGCCTATGGATATGCAAGCCCCTCCTCCTGAGATGATGCAGCCAGATGTTATGAGTCAGAGTCCTGAGATGGATCCTGAGATGATGGCGATGTTAGAGAACCTACCCCCTGAAGCGTTAATGGAGTTGAGTGGTGGCTTATAAGATCAAGATCAACGGTGTAGTTCACACTATGATTGAGAGTGATGGGGAGGTTCGCTATGAACCGCCTTTACCTGAAAGTGAAATCGTTAAGGGCAGGAAGAATATGAGGGAGGTGTTAGCCTCCAAGAAATTCCCTGGTGTTAGTACAGAGAACACATTCTTCTCTGGTCGCGGCACTCTAGAGAATCAATTTAAGGATGACCCTGAGTTCCTCCAAGAGATTATTGAGGGAGCCAAGGCTGACGGATATACCCCAAACCCCAATGATGTTTACTTGAGTCAGCTTGCTAGGAAGCCAGGAGATAAACGAGCTTTTGTTTCGCAGGCTGATGGCGTGTCAAAGATTCGCAAGGTGTGTGAAGAGAATCGTCTGCAATGCGATGAAGTTGGTACGCAAAAGTACGAGGTGGCACCAAAGGCACCTGTGCGATTGGCTGAGGATTTAGTTCAGGCTGAAGTCGCAAAGTATAAGTCAAGTCCTGAGTTTTCTAGGATGGGAGACCAGGAATTACGGGAGTTTGTTGTGGATCAACATGGAGCAAGGAGTTAGGAATGTCTTTAACTGGGACCGAGCGAAGTTCACTTATTGCGGCAGTAGCTCAGCCTTCGCCTGGGCGCAAACTGGCTGATGTCATCAACCTTATGGATGATGGTGCTTATACAGTTTCTTATTCGATTGGTGCTGAGGCTACCAATGCGATTGCTGTGACGATTACGGTCAAGACGATCGACAATCGTGCTTTGGATAATCGCGTCTGTTTGGATTTTCTTTTGATCAGCAGCACATCTACGTTTGCACTCAATGCAACCGACTACACGATTGCAGCTACCACTGGGGTTGTCGCTGAACTTGTTGCCGACAAGGTGTTGCGAGTCGTAACGAGCGCTACTGGCGTTGCGGTGTTGACTTTCACCTTTGCAAGCACTGCTACGAGCTTCTTGGCTGCTTGCTTGCCAGGTGGTGCGATGACTGTCTCTGGCGCAATTACTCACACCTAATGATGGGGTAGTCTGTGACCTACTTAGCTAGCTGGAACAATGTGTTCACTTTCTGGGACATGGTTCAGAGACTGTTGCTTCGTAACGGTCTGGCTGGCTCAGAGGTTGACATTGCACGTTTGCGAGTGGCGATCGATAAGGCTTATCGGATGTTACCTGCCATACACAACTGGAGGTTTTACAATCGTAGGCTGACGTTGCTTGTTGAGGCTCCGCAGACGATCGATGCTGTGTCGTATGACCATACAGGTGGAACTTACGAGCGCCAGTTGACTATCACTGGCTCCTCGGTTTGGCCAACCACTGCTGTCTGCGGCGAGATTATTCTGGGTGATGTAGTTTACCAGATCGAACGTCGCGTGAGTAATACGATCGTCACGCTGACAGAGGAAACTAATCCTGGTAAGGATGTGTCTGGTACTGGATTGACATGGTTTCGGAGTTGCTATCCGTTTCCTGTTCCAGTCAAGCAGGTAGCGGAAGCGTGGAGAGGAAACCAGATATACAGGTTAAAAGCTTGTACGTCTTTAGACTATCCTCGTTTTCGCAAGATGTTTCGTCAGCCAGGGACTCCAATCCAGTATGCCATTCTGCCTAGTCGCGATCGTATGGGTGTGATGGATTTCTGCTTGGTTCCTCCGCCAACAGTGGCTGAGGTGTATGAAGTTCATGTCGATGTGGCTCCTACGCCACTAAGGACATATGAGGTGTCAGGCGCTGATGCGGCGGTAACGTCAGGTAGCAATACAGTTACCTGTGCAGGTGCGTCGTTTAGTCAGAATCTGGTGGGCACTATTTTTCGCCTGTCTCCTAGTAGTTCTTTACCAAGTGGTCTTCATTACGGTGCTGCGGGTCGCGATGAATTTGAATGGCAAGCTGTTGTCAGGAGAGTTCCTAGTTCTACGACACTGGAGTTGGTGGAAGCCTCTCCTGTGACGGCGAGCGATAGAGGTTATTCGCTAAGCGATCCACTGGACATCAATCCGATGACCATGATGGATTACTTCGAAAGTTTAGCGTTCGAGCATTTCTCAACAAACGCGGATCACGCCAAGTTGGCTGAGGCTAAGGAGCTTTCAAAGCAATCTTTCCGATTGGCGATGCAAGCTGAGAGCACAACTAACTTTGATCATGAGCCGAGCATGTTTGGAACGCTTGGACTGAATGATAAGTGGTGGAGGTATACGACGGTTTTGCCTCCTGTCTAGTTTCCCCCTAATGGAGTTAAGTTATGAGTCCTGATGTCAAGTATGAGCTAGAGAGTAAGGTGGCTGCGTTTGCTGCTGTCAGTGGAGCGGACAAGGGATCTGTGGTTGGTAATCTTGCCAAGCTAATTCTGGAGATTCTGGAAAAGAGTGCAGGCATTGATGCTGAGAAGATGGTGTCATTCTGTGGAGAACTGTACGACAAGTACATCGCTCCGCTGGATCTTCCAGGTATTCCTGATGTCATGGAAGTCATGGTTGATAAGGTACTGAAGTCGACGCTGGAATCGATCATTCGCAAGGCTCTTAGTGATTTGAGGGCAGTGTAATGAAAGCCATGCAGGGAGTGTTTCAGGTCGGCATGATCGTGGCGATTATGGGATTGATTGGCTCATGCATGCAACTCAAGACTATTCCTCAGCCTGAAGTTGAGGAGCCAGTGATTGAGGTTGTCGCAGAGCCAGATCCTATCATCGATGTTCAGCCAGAGATTATTTCGGATCCTAAGCCAGAAAGCCAGGACGGGACGATCGTAATGTACACACGAGACGGGTGTGTTTGGTGTGAGCGATGGAAGCAAGTTGAGCTACCGAAAGTATTGCGGTCGTTCTGGAAATTTCGTGAAGTGTATACGAGCGAAGGTCCAGTACCTAGATTTGAGGTTTTCGGTAGAGGCAAGGCTATTTCACACACTGGCTACATGGATATGCCTACATTGCGTCGAATTGTGGATAGCATGTAATTACGGATAACGCCAATGGCTTTAACGGATCCAGATATGGGGCCAGTCTCCATTACCCAAGCGGGTGCTGTGCGGCTGTGCTCCGACATGCCAATAGGTATGGCAGCGGTCACGAAAGAAGGTAGGTTTCGATGGGTGAATACATCGATGTGTCGATGCCTGGAGTACACCGAGGGTCAGCTTCTCTCCATGGTTCTTGGAGAGATAACGCACGAAAAGCACCTGACAGTGGATCGGGATCTGGTGGAGAGATTAAAGTCTGGCGAATTGACGAGCTACACGGTAGTCAAGGCGTTTCACAAGAACGGCTCACGACCGGAGAGGCCGAGGTATGCGTGGGGGAGCTTGACGGTGTTTCGGGAGCCAGTGATCGGAGAGGTTCAATTCTTTTGGATCTTCTTCGTTCCGCACAACGACATGAAGGAATCGGGAGTAGCGTCATGGAAGGACATGCTGATTTTCGTGAGAGACAATTACAAGTGGCTTGCGACGGTCATCGCCATTGCAATCGCGCTAGCTTCCGGCAACTATACGGCAATATCCGCACTGCTGAACAAGCAAAGCGTGATAGAGAAAGAGTTGCAAAGTGGTCCGCCTACGTCCTCCTCGGAATCTGCGTTGCCTCAACCGCAGTGACTCTACTGATTACTTATCTTCTGTGGCTACGATTGGATCAGATAGCGAGTAGGTAATGGCACAGACGGACAGGCACAAAGAGATAGCCGATCGTATTGTAGCTTTACTTAAGGCTGAAAACTTTCCGCCTTTTCGTGCTAGTGAAGTGCGCTATGAAGATCCTCCAGAAATTAAACCTTCCAATGGAATCACTGTTTCTCCAATGGAAGAATCTGAGGGTGTTGGGACAAACTTGCAGGATGATATTCAATACACTTTTCGTATCACTAGATCCATTGGGAGGATGAATACTCAGGAAGGTTTGACCGCGAAGTCCTACTTTAGAACTAGGATTCGTCAGATGTTTCATCGCAAGAGGATTGGCGGAATTGAGTGTGAGCTAATCACTATTGTTCGGCATGCTGATTTCACCTCTATGCCCAAATGGCGCAAAAGCAACCTGGATGTTTGTGCCATGCTGATAACTGTCACAGTACGCGAGACGCGAGTGACTGAATAGCTTACTGAAGTCACTTCAGTAATCACAATGAGGATGCTTATGTCGAGACGAGACAGGATCATTGACGAGGTTATTGACAAGTTTCCTAATGTCGGCAATAGGACACTAGCAAGATTGCTAGTTGAGCAATACCCAGAGCTTTACACTATAGAACGGGCTCGACATTCCATTCGATATCGCTTTGGTGCTACTGGAAGCAGGGACAGGAAAAAGGTTAATGTTTGCGAGCACAAAAAGCACTGTTCCTTGCAACTGCCTCCTGGCATCAATCAGGTCAAGAAACCTCTGAAGTTAAATCAGCCAGGGGATTGGCTTGTCATAAGCGATCTGCATATTCCATATCATGACGAAATTGCGATCGAAACGTGCATAAGGTACGCAGTCGATAAGAAGATAAAGAATCTTTACCTTAATGGCGATTGCGTTGACTTCTACAAGTTCTCTGATTTTGTTGTTGATCCGAGGCAGTCTAGTCCTAGCAATGAACTGGAACTACTGAAGGTTTTTCTTAAGAGCCTGAAGAAACAGTTTAAGGGCAAGGTCATCTATAAGATTGGGAACCACGAGGATAGATACGAAAGATACTTGTATCAGCGTGCCAGTGCTGTGGTGGGTATTGAGCAGTTTGAGTTAGATAAGGTTCTTGGTTTGGGTGATCTTGGTATTACATGTGTCTCATCTAAGCAACATTCTATCGTCGGCAATCTGTGTGTATTTCATGGGCACGAGCTTCCTAAGGGTATGACATCGCCTGCTAATCCAGCGAAGTCTTTGTTTACTAGGACAGGCTGTAGCGGCGTCGTCGGTCATCATCACTACTTGTCTCACTGGTGCATGACGGAGGGGGTTCGCAAGGTAACTCACAATACGTACTCCATCGGTTGTCTTTGCAAGCTGGTTAAAGATTACTCGCCAGTCAACAACTGGAATCATGGATTCGGTCACGCAAGGGTGAACGGTAAGAGAAAGACCGAGTTCAGAAATTTCCTTATCGATCGTGGTCAGATTGAGTGTCAGTTCTGAAATTGATCCGCAGGGAAGAATATAGGGGGACTGAGAATGGAATACTTTCCTTATGTAATAGCTTGCGGTGGTTTGATACTTATCGCATCGTCGATGATTGATCTTTCTAAGATCAAGAGCTACTTCGCGAAAGACAAGCAGCCAGTGGCTGATGTGACTGATTTGCTGTCAGAGTACATTCGCATTCGAAAGATACTTGTCGTCAAGCTAGACGCAACCAAGATGGCTGAGGTTGATAAGTCAGTGCTTGATGAATTCACGGAGGGCTCGGTTAATGGTAAGTAGAGGTGGGGCCTTCTGGGGTGGTGTTTTGCTGCTCGTGGCTGCGGTTTTGTTTGCCTCTGGTAAAGGCAAGATCGACATCAGCCCAGTCGTCAAGTACGACAAGGTTGATTTCGTTTTAATGGAAGAGACGAGTCAGCCAGATGTTGATACAGCGATCCTAGTCAATAGTGATAAGTGGCAGTCTTTGGCTGATCGCGGTGTTTCAGTTAAGAGATATGACGTTACTAAAGATGCCAGGAAGCCAGAGGTTGAGAAGTTCCTTGGTAATATGGGAACTGCGAAGCCTCCTGTGATCTTGGTGTATGAGGCGGGTGGCAAGCTGGTAGGCATTGAAGCGTCTCCATCACTGGCTTCTCTTGATGCTTTAGTCAAGAAATACACAGGGAAGTAGTCATGGCTAATGAAATCATAGAGTATCAAGGCAAGCTGTACGGTACTGGCTTGATTCAGCCGGTCAATCGTGTAAGCGGCTATCGTCTGTTTATGGACGAGAAGCCAATGTTGACTGGTGAGCAGGTCAATAAGGTTATCTCGGATCCTAGCCGTAAAAGTGGTCGAAAGCGATTTGGTTCTGACTGGATCATGTCTCAAAAACACCTTGGAGCCTGTTGTGGCTTCGCTTGTGCAGGTGGTGGGGCTCGTGCTCGCGTTCGTCGCGGCCTGCCTCGTAAGGCTCTGAGTGGCTTTGCCATGTACTCAGCGATCAATGGTGGGGTTGATCGGGGTGCTTTGCTGAAGGATGGCATGGAATGGATGATGCGTCACGGAATCCCAGAGGCTATTGCTGGTGAGAGGCCAGAGTACCGCTGGGGTCGGATCCCTCAAGTGCAGAAGGATTCGATGGCATCCAATGTGATGCTTGAGTGTTATGCGATGGAGACAGAGCTTGAGTTGGCAGTTGCCTGCGCCCTTGGCTTCGATTGCATTATAGCGGTTCACGCATCCAATCGCTGGAGCAATCTTGATAGCAATGGCATTTCTGGTGAGAGTCATGGCGTTGGTAATCATGCAGTGCTTGTCGATGATGTAGTGCTGTCTAGTTCTGGTGAGTGGTTGTTTGACATGGCAAATAGCTGGGATGTTAGCTGGGGCCAGCAGGGTCGTTCGTATCAGACTTGGCGACGGCACCTATCTCAGACGATTAAGTATCACCAGTTCTTTGCAATCCGATCAACAGTCGATGGAAAATAAGGGGATGAGTTGTGCCTAATGCAGTGCGAAAATTTGGTGAGTTGACGGTCAAGCCTAAGGCTTCGATCTTTCGCGATTACGGCTGGGCTAATGTTACGATTGCCAATGCTGGTGTCACGAGCGGGTCGATTGATATAGGGCCAGCGGACTCTGTGATGTTGGTTCTGCCTGCCGGTGTCAACACAAAGACCATCACGATGCAGACAACCTATGATGGCACGACCTGGATTGATCTGGTTTCGTGGACGGCAGCGACTGGCATTAAAGTGTTCACGGATGCGACAGAGCTTGCGAAGATCCGTCATGCTCAGGTTACTCGTTTTACGGTCAACTCCGCAGTGGGCGCGGACTCGAAGATATGGATATCCATCAAGGGTTAACTCGCTTCGATCATATTCAAATTGCAGTGAGTAGGCTGCTGGCGGCTATTGTGTTTGCAGAATCACAATGGATGCTTTCAAGTCTTGCTTACAGTCGCAACGCTGTTTTATTGAGGGTCTCTATTGATACGCTTTTCTGGCTACTGTTCAAGCAGTCTTGCCATTGTCAAGAAAACTACAAATGGGAATTAGAGTTCAATGATCGATCTAACCAAGCTAACAAGTGAACAACTCTGGGGTTTGCAGTTCGTTGTACTGCAAGCCAACGCACCTATTCAAGCAGCAAACGAAGCCCTGCCAGAAGGTGAAGAACCCAAGCCATTATTTACCGATGCCAGCTATGCCGAAATGATTTTCAAATCGGCCTGCGATTCGTACTACCAGCAACTTGTTGAGCACAAAAAGAAGTCTGCTTTGCAGATGTTTGATTCTCTGACACTAGAGCAACAAGCGGCACTTGTTCAGCAACTTCAGATTCCAGACGTATTGCCTCAATAGGTATTAAGCTATGTCGCTTGGCGTTATCTCTCCGATCCGCAACAAAGGTCTGTACTCTGATTGGCTGTCTGCTGCACCGTTGGCTACGTCGATGCTGACTATCGATACCAGTGGTAACGTGGGTAGCCAAGCTATTCCTGTTGCGGCATGGGGGAGTATCACTGGAACGCTAAGCAGTCAAACTGATTTGCAAAATGCGTTAGATGCGAAGTTGTCGCTTTCGGGCGGAACGATGACGGGGGCTTTAAGTGGGACAAGTGCTACGTTTAGCAGTACCGTAACCATTCCAGCTATCACTGGCTCTAGCAATCTT